GGGGCCATCGTCAAGGGCGTGGTCGGCTTCGCCACCGAGACGGCGGCCATGGCCGACCGCATCGAAGATTCGGCGGTGGCGCTCGGCATCTCGACCGAGGCATTCCAGTCGCTCTCGCTGGCCGCCAAGCAGTCGGGCGATGACATTGCCGATATCCTCCCGTCCCTGGGGCGGCTGTCACTCGAGGCGCGCAACGCTGCGGACAAGGTGGACGGCACCGCCGGCAAGGCGTTCGCCAAGCTCGGCGTCAAGGTCAAGGACGCCTCGGGTCAGATGAAGACCTCGGATGTCCTCTTGGCCGAGGTGGCCAAGGGCTTCGACGGCGTCGTCAATCCGACCGAGCGGGCTGCCCTCGCTGCGGACCTCTTCGGCCGCGGCGGTGCTACCAAGGTGCTGCCCTTCCTCGTCAGCGCCGGTCCCGAGCTCGCCAACGTGGCCAAAGAGGCCCAGGCGCTCGGCGGCGGATTCAACCAAGCGGCCTTCGCGGCGGGCGGCAAGTTTCAGAAGGCGACGGCCAGCCTCGGCTTCGCTCTCGATGGGCTGCGGGCGCGGCTGAGCGTGGCCCTGCTACCTGCGCTCACCAGGCTTGCGGAGGGCGCAGCGAAGGTGGTGGCGCAGTTCATCGCCCTGGCCGAGCACTCGAGCATCCTGCAGGCGCTCCTGGTGGCCCTGGGCGCGGTGCTGATTGGCTTGGCGGTGGCCGCCGCGCTGGCGCTGGCGCCACTCCTGATTGCGATGCTGCCGATCATCCTAGGGGTCGCGGGGCTCATCCTCCTGGTTGACGAGCTGATCACCCTCTTCCGCGGCGGGGACACGGTCATCGGCCGGGTGCTCGACCAGCTGTTCGGCGTCGGCACGGCCAAGCGCTTCGTCGAGGACATGACCGCGGCGTGGGAGCTGTTCAAGGGCGCCGTCGAAGCGGTGGGCGGGGCCATCGGCATCGTGCGCTCCATCATCCAGGGCGTGGTCGGCTTCGTCGATCGGCTGGTCGGCCGCATCACCCAGCTGACCGAAGCCCTCGACAATCTCACCGGCGGACGCACCAAGAAGGTCGACCTATCGGACGCGGCGTTCGCCGACGCCGTCAAGACCAAGCTGGCGGCGAAGGGTCAGTCGATCAATACGCTACAGTCCATCGCCTCGCTCGCCGCGCCCGTCGGCGGCCAGTCGCTGGCCGCGCCCGTCGGCGGCCAGTCGCTGATCAACGCCCCGCAGTCTGTCTCCGCGCCAGCAGCTGCGGCGTCCCGCAACGTCTCGATCTCGAGCCCGGTCAATATCACCATCGAAGGCGGGGCCTCGCCAGAGACGGCGGATGCCATCGGGCGGCGGGTGCGCGAAGAGATGGCGGCGATGACGCGAGAGGCCGGCGAGATCTTGGTCTCGGAGGCGCCCTGATGGCTGTTACCATCACCTACGACAAGGGCGGAGAGACGCGGAATCTGGCGTTCGATGCGACCGTGTCGGAGTCGCACACGCAGACGGCGGTGCCGACCGAGCATGCGGTCGAGAAGGGCGCCAACATCGTTGACCATGTGCGGCCGGCGCAGCCCAAGCTGAGTATCGAGGCGTTCGTTACCAATGCCCCGATTGTGACGCCGGGAAGCCACACGCGGAACGAGACCGGCCAGGTCGAAGGCGTGCCCAAGACGAACGCCAGCGCGTTTCAGATGTCGGGGCGCATCGATCGGGTTGGCGATCTGTGGGACGAGATCTCAGAGATGGTCGACACTGCGGCGCTGGTCACGATCCAGACCTCGCTGCGAAAATACGACTCGATGGTGTTGACCAGCCTGACGACGCCGCGCGCAGCCGCGACTGGCGACGCCGTGCGGTTCAACTTCGAGGCGGTCAAGATTCGATTGGTCTCATCGCAGACGGTGGAGCTTTCGGCGCCCAAGCTGCGACCCAAGAAGCGCGGCCAGCAATCGGCCAAGGAAGTAAAGAAGGACGAGCCGCTCAAGAGTCTCGCGGCGACAGGTCTGGACGGGATAACCAGCGCGGTCGGGGGCTGACGTGGCCACATTCACGTTGCCCATCGCCGAGGACTCGATCGACTTCGAGCAGTTCACCGAGCTCGACGGGCGCGAGTTCATCATGAGGTTCCGTTATCAGAGCAAGGACGATGCCTGGTATCTCGACATCTCCGACCACGACGAGACGCCGCTGGTCATGGGGCTCAAGATCGTGCTCGGAGTCCTGCTGCTGCGGCCATATCAGGCAGACGTGCGCTTGCCGCCTGGTGACCTATTTGCGCTGGCACCGTCGGGCGGTGGTGACCCTGGCGCCGGCGCGCTTGGCTCCCGTGTGCTGGTCGTCTATGAGTCGGCGGCGGTCTAGTGGCCAGGCTATTCAAGCGCGACTGGCGGGTGCTCCTCGGTACGCTCGATGCTGGCAAGATCGATCTGCGCTTCAAGGCCAAGCGCACGACGGGCGCGGAGCCGAACAAACTCGAGCTGTCGGTGTTCAATCTGACCGAAGCGCAGCGCAACGATCTGGCCAGGCAGCGCGGCTCGGCGGGCGGGGCCAAGCGCAACCCGCTCCCGATCGAGCTTTACGCCGGCTACGCCGAGGAGACGTTTTTGATCTTCAAGGGCCAGGCGCACCTCGTCGAGAACCACCGCGACGGGTCGGACTGGATCACCGAGATCCAAGCGCTCGATGGCGGGGTCGCCTACAAGACGGCCAGGATCAACAAGAGCTTTGCAAAGGGCGTCAGCGTCAAGGACGTGCTCAAGGCGGCGGTCGGCGCGATGGGCATCGGGCAGGGGAACCTCGCCAAGTTTGCGAGCGCCCAACTCCAGGGCGGCGGGTCGACCTACGCGGCCGGGACGGTGCTGTCCGGCGCGGCATCACAGGAACTCGATGGCGTGGTCCGATCGCTCGGCCTGCGCTGGTCGACGCAGAACGGGGCGCTCCAGCTACAGGAGCGCGGCAAGCCGCTCGACAAGGCAGCAGTGAGGCTAGCCCCTGACTCGGGTCTCGTGGGCTCTCCGGCGGCTCTCGCCGTAGACAACAAGAAAACCCGCGGTCTGTCGAAAGCGCGGGCACTCCTCATCGCCGGTCTCGAGCCAGGGCGCAAAGTGGTAGTCGATTCCGCATCGCTGCAAGGGTCCTACGAGATCATCGAGACGGAGTACACGGGCGACACCATCGGGACAGACTGGCATGCTGACCTGCGGCTGCGGGTCTATGAGGGATGATGTTCCAAGTGCAACATGGCTGAGCGATCACTATCGGAGCTCCTGCGCGACGCCATGGACTCGCGGCTCGCCATGCTGCACACGGCCATGCCGGGCGTGGTCGAAAGCTACGACGCCGCGAAGCAGACGGCCGACGTGAAGCCGCAGCTCATGCGCGCGGTCGATGACGGCGACGGGGGCGTGGTCGTCGAGGAGTTGCCCACCCTGCCCAACGTGCCGGTCCTGTTCGGGCGCGGCGGCGGCTTCTTCGCGTCGTTTCCGCTGGCCAAGGGCGACATGGTGCTGCTCGTCTTTTGCGAGCGCGACACCGGGCAGTGGCGCTCGAAGGGCGAGGCGACCGATCCGGCCGATCGGAGGCTCCACCCCCTGTCGGGCGCCGTCGCCCTCCCGGGCTTCTACCCCGATTCCAAGGCGCTCGGCTCGGCCCACGCCGAGAACATGGTGGTGGGCAAGGACGGCTCGAGCGCGGTCATCCACATGAAGCCCGACGGCACCGTGCATCTCGGCGGCGAGACCGGGGCCGAGTTCGTGGCGCTGGCCGACAAGGTGCTGGCCCGGCTCGACTCGATCAAGAGCGACTTCAACGGCCACACCCACGGCGGCGGCACCTCGGTGTGCGTCATCAATTCGCCCTGGACCGGCGCTTCAGGCAACCCATCCACCGGCATTCCGCCCACCACGATGTCGTCGCCCGCCTCGGTGGCGGCAACCAAGGTGAAGGCCACCTGATGGACCTCCAACTCACCACGCGCTTGACCGGACAGAACCCAATCGAGGGAGACCTCGAGATCCAGGCCAACGACGCGACCTACCTCGACGGGCAGCAGGCCAAGGCGCAGCACCTGCGCGTTCGTCTCCGTACGTTCCTCGCTGAGTGGTTCCTTAACACCGACGAAGGGCTGCCGTACTTCCAAGATATCCTCGTCAAGAATCCAGACATTCGGCGTATTGAGGAGGTCTATCGCCGGGCAGTGCTGACGACCCCCGGGTTTGTGGCGCTCGATCGGTTCCGCATCGAGCTAGACCGCGCTAACCGAACGCTCAGCATCACCGACTTCGAGGCGCGCACCGACGAGGGCCTGGTCATTCGCAGCGAGGATTTTTTGCCCTTCGTGGTAGAGTTCTAGCCGGTGGCCGGGCTTACTCCTAGCGGGTTCGAGACCAAGGCAGTCGGGGACATCCTCGACGACCTCGAGGCCGAGCAGCGGGCGCAGATCTCGCCGAGCCTGAACCTGTCCACCACCTCGGTTCTCGGGCAGCTAAACGGCATCTTCGCGGCGGCGCTGGCCGAGCTTTGGCAGCTGGCGCAGTCGGTCTACTCGGCCTTTGATCCCAACGCATCGCAAGGCGCCTCGCTGGCGGCGCTGGCGACGCTGACAGGCACAGTCAAGCGGCCGGCCACTAAATCGACGGTGACGGCGACGGTTAACCTCGACGGTCTGACGACGTTGCCGATGGGCTCGGTGGCTAGCGTCAGCGGTAACCCGGCGGCGCGCTTCCTGACGCTCGCTGCGGTCTCGAACCTCGGCGGGGTGCCAGCGAACTTCTCGGTGGCGATGGAGGCCGAGACTGCCGGGCCGGTGGTGGCTCTCGCCGGGACTCTCACCATCATCGCCGAGCCGGTGACCGGCTGGAACAGCGTAACGAATGCGCTCGACGCCGTCGAGGGCAAGGCCGAGGAGACCGACGAGGAGTTACGCCTTCGGCGCGAAGTCGAGTTGCGCGCAGCCGGGGCGACGACGACAGGCGCCATCCGATCGGACCTCCTGCGCGACGTGCCGTTCGTGACCGCCGTACAGGTCTATGAGAACGACACCGACTACACGAACGTCGATGGTGTGCCTCCACATTCCTTCGAGGCGGTGGTTCGCGGTCCAGACGTGCCGACGGCAGCCGATAACCAAGCGGTGGCGAATGAGATCTTCCAGTCGAAGGCCGCCGGTATCCAGTCCTACGGCACGACGATCAAGATCGTAGAGGATTCGCAGGGATTCGAGCACACCATCAAATTCACCCGGCCGACCATCCGCAACGTCTGGCTGACGTTCAACGTCACGGTTGACGACACGATCTACCCGGTCGATGGCGACGCGCAGATCAAGCAGGCAGTCGCAGACTTCGGCGACGAGACCTACAAGGGCGGCGATGATGTGATCTTGGCGGCGCTATGCGTCCCGGTGTTCTCCGTCCCTGGTGTGCTCGACATCGTGATCACGAACGCCGGATTTGCGCCGGCGCCGGTGGGAACGGTCAACCTTGCGATCGGGGTGCGCGAGGTGGCCGACCTCGACACAAGCCGCATCGTCGTGAATAGCTGATGGTACTGCCGACTCAGAACCTCGACCATCGCGGCCAGGGGCTCGGGCGCCTCTTGCAGCAGTTCAAGGGCAAGCCGCGCGTTCAAGCGTACATGTCGAGCTTCCTCGGGGAAGCGCAGTTGCTCGAGGACACTTGGTTTCATCTGCTCTATGACCGATGGATCGAGTCTGCCGTCGGTGAGCAGCTCGACGTCATCGGGCGGATCATCCTCGAGGAGCGTCAGGGCTCCGCCGATGTGGAGTACCGCGCCTTCCTGCGGGCGCGCGTCCGCGTGAACCTGTCGAACGGCAAGGTCGAGACGATGATCGCGATCTTGACCCTCCTGCTCGACGACGCTGCCGGCACCGTCAGGCTCGACGACTATTACCCTGCATCAATGCGTATCGAAGTGGTGCCCGCGCTGACGGTGGACCCGTTGCGGGTGAGCAGGATGCTTCACCAGGCGAAGAGTTCAGGCGTGGCGCTCGACTTCGTCTATTCAACCTCGGCGGCTAACGACACCCTGACGTGGGGCTCGACCTACGGCGGGGATGGCGTCACCGTCTCGCAAAGCCCTGGGAGCTTCTACGTCGGCGGCATCGGCGGGGGCGTCTGGGCGAGTGTGATCTGATGCCGACCAGACCGATCCGATTTCCGCACTGGGCCACCGATGCGCTGTTCCCGGCGGGTGGCGACCCGTGGTCTGGTATGGCCAACAAGGTGGAGCCGAGCGCGGGGCAGAAGGGTACGGGCTTCGTGCCGCAGGTGAAGCTGCCGGCCGAGCACATGAACGACCTGCTCAAGCTGCTCGACGACTGGCAGCTCTATCTCGACAGCGTGGCGACGCCGCTCAAGCAGACGCTTATCGTGCGCCCGCCGGTCACGCCTGGGACCGAGCAATCGCAGTTGCGCGGCTACTCGGCCATCACGCAGGTCGGCACCGGCACCGGCACCGTCCTCCCGTCGCCGCCGAGTTCGACGTACCAGGCGAAGACCTACGGAACGGAAGACGTGGTCGTCAAGATCATCTTTGGCGGCGTCGTCGGCGTGGCCACATTCCAATGGTCGAACGATGCTGGCGAGACCTACGGGGCGACGACGCCAACGGCAGCCCTATACACCGACGGGCCGAGCGGGATTCGAGTCGCGTTCTCTGGGACGTTCGATGCTGGTACCACCTACGCCTTTCGGCCGGCCGATGCGCCGCAGGTGCGGCTGGTTGATCAGTTCGGGGTTGGGCGCATGGTCATCGGCCACAACGGATTTCCATTCATGGGGAGCGAGTTTCGCGAGGAATGGTTCGATGGTGCATTCGCATTCGCCGGCACGAACAACACGTCACTGATCGCGAGCGGAAAGCCGCAATGGCAGGTGGCGCAGACTGGCCCCGGGACGG